CTCAGATATCATTGTGTTTGTCAGAAAACCAGTTTGTACATCTATTGGAATTTCAAGTTTATTCATGTATTTCATATCAGAAAAGTTAGGTAAAAACATTTCCCCTAGTATGTTTATTTCACAAGGTCCTCCCATCTGAGATAATCTAAAACCATTGTTCTTAAATGACAACCATCTGTTATATTGATCACAATAAACAGTCGTTAATATAACAGCCAAACTCGTTGCTGAGAATAATGATACACCATTTCTTACAGCACTCACAGCTTGCTCTATAGCATGTCTGGAATCTTTGTACAGTGATTCCCCAGAAGATATTTGAATTCCTGCAAAAATTTGCTTAAGCTCTGGACATATCAGACCACGTGGAAGGGCAAATGTACTGTGAAACTCAGCTATTTTGGTTGTTGGAACTGTTTTGAATTTGTTCAATATTTGGCCTCCTACATACAGTATTTTGTACAATGTATTAAGTAATATACTAGAAGTGTCTTTAATATTCATTGTAACCTCAGGGAATATAAGCAAGCTATCATCATTTGTCACTAAAGCTCTAGGGATACTGCATATGTTATAATCCTTGACAACATCTATGAGTGTATCGTGAAGCATGGTGCTAGCAATTGAAGAAAACATTCCTAGTGCACCTTGATACATGCCAAATTTTTGCAGCATATAATTGGGCATTTTTGTTGTCTTGTATGTTTCTATTACTATACTTGCTAGTTTACCATAAACCGAATCAGGATTGTGTTTCTTTATACGTTGCAAACCTCCAGATTTGATTATAAAATTGTATAATTCATATGGGACTTTTGCCAACTTATTTTCCATTAATCTTGTTGATTCTGCTAATAACTCATATGTGGTATTTGTTATATAAATATCTTGCTTTCTGTGAGTGAAACATAAGGAAAAAGCCACAACCCTAGACTTGCACATTATCTGGTTAGGACCAAACCTTGAGCAATCAGCAGAAATATATATATTCCTATTTGTTCTTTCTGTTTCTTTAACAGCAATATAAAGAGTATGTTCTGGATCAGTGTCAGCCATCCTATCTGTTGGGTACATAGGCAATGCCTGATAAATTAATCTTTCTGCAGCTCTACATGAAATAACACCTATAGCATTCATTGGTGAAAATTCCCTGTAGCTATCTTTCTGATCTTTTGTTTCTGTTCTAGACACTATTGGTGCAGTGCCATTATGAAGTATAATATTGAGTGAGG